TCCGATCTCTCACTCGGGCTGATGGCGGAGTTCCCCCACAAGTGCTTCATCTTCATCTCGCAGGAGTACAAGAGCGAGCCGGCGGGAAAGGCTGCCGGAAAGCTAAAGTACCAAGCCAGCGTAAAGGTGAGGGTGAACGGCCACAAGGCGGTGTGCCAGGGACGATTCATCAAGGAAGCCGGGGCTGAGTTCGAGGTATGGCAGGACGGAGTGATACAGACATCAAACAATCTTTAGGCTTATGGAAGAGGTAATCAATGAGATCATGGAGTATGTGAAGCGCAAGACTTCCGATTTCTCCTACATGGACCAGGCACAGATCTATGGCGAGCTGGAGAGCCGATTGGCTGACCTCAACGCCGACGCACTGCGGAGCGAGTACCTGGGGTGCAACATCGACGAATACATCCTTGACGGGGTGTAGGGAAATGATAAATTATAAATGACATTTAAACCAATATACGACTATGAGTGAGATTCTGAAAGAAATCAAGCAATGGTGGAAGGCCATTGGCGACGAGCAGCACCGCAAGAAGGTGCTGCGCAGGGAGAAGGAGGTGAAGCACGAGGCCCAACTGAGAGTACAGGTAAGGGAGTTCGGCGGTGAGCTGTTCTTCTGCTTCGATGGCATACCGCTGCTGCATGAGGATGACCTCGCCATCGACCTGGGCAGTGCGACACGAGAGGCACGAGGTCATTTCTGCGACTATCGAATGACGCTGGACGCTTGATGTTTCACCGTAAGACAGAGGACGGAACATGATATACCAACTGCAAGTAAAGAACGGATGGAAATGGCACGACCGATTAAGAACTACCATCGCTTCTACGCCTCGTTTAACAAGCTGCAGAAGCACGGCTCTGACGAGGACACTAAGGCGGCTCTCGTGAGCCAATACACCGGAGGCCGCACCACCCACCTCAGCGAGATGAGGGTGCGAGAATATACAGACTGCTGCAAGGCACTGGAGAACATGCTGGGCTATGGCGACCAGCGCAAGCGACACCGCTCCATCTGCCTGCACCTGATGCAGGAGCTGGACATCGACACCAAGGACTGGCAGCGCATCAACGACTTCTGCAGCCACCCCCGCATCTGCGGCAAGGTGTTCGCCCTGCTCGACATCCCCGAGCTGGAGGCACTGGAGCTGAAGCTCCGGGCCATCAAGCGCAAGGGAGGGCTCGGAGGAAGTGAAGAGAGAAGAGCGAAGAGCAATTCGAGTGAAGAACGAAGAGTGAAGAGTGAAGAACTCTCTTGCCCTTCAGAACATATACCAATCATAATCATACAGCAAAATGGAAACAACGACAGTTACAACCCAACAACAGCAGGCAACCGCCCAGGAGGCAGCCGCCCCTGCTGAGGAGAAGAAGGTGACCATGGCGGTCGATCTCTCCCAGATGACGGAGGCACAGAAGGCGGCACTCCGTGAGCAGCTCAACGCCGAGGCGAAGAGCAGCCGCCAGGAGAACCGCAAGGCATACGAGGACCTCAGACACGAGTTCATGGTGAACGTGGAGAACCAGCTGGGCATCATCGTAAAGAGCGTGAAGCAATTCAAGGACTGGCTCGGCAGCGAGTCGGATGCCTTCACCAAGATCATGCAGCGATATGGCCAGACCAAGTTCGACGACCAGAAGAGCTTCACCATCACCGACGGCGACTTCCGCCTCTCCATCGCCAGCAACAACGTGAAGAGCTTCGATGAGCGTGCCGACCTAGCCGCCGACCGACTCATCAAGTACCTCAAGCGCTACATGGAGCAGAGCGAGAAGGGACAGGAAGACCCGATGTACCAGTTGGCGATGACGCTCCTGGAGCGCAACAACGCCGGCGACCTCGACTACAAGAGCATCTCGAAGCTCTACGAGCTGGAGGACAAGTTCGACGAGGAGTACGCCGACATCATGACACTCTTCAAGGAGTCGAACGTGGTGCAGAAGACCGCCGTCAACTTCTACTTCTTCAAGCGAAGCCAGGAGTCGGGCATCTGGACTCGCATAGAGCCTAGCTTCTGCCGCCTGTAGGAGAGTGAGGAATCACGACTTTAATGTTTTCTTTAATATCATATCAAAAGTGTGTTAAACTAAGGGAAGGGCAAGTGCTTTGAGGAAATACCGCAAGAGGACCGGACTGAGCTACAAGAAGAGAGTGGCTGACATCAATGCGATATACGACCGATATGCCAAGTTGGGAGTACCCAACAGGGAGATATGGAGGCGGTATATTTACCCCACGTATGCTCTGAGCGAGCGTCAGTTCTACTACATCTTGAAGGCATCCGCCGACCCTCGCAACGAGATCAGCGAGGCACAGGAGCTCTTCCTGAAGTTTGAGGAATAACAATGGCTATGGCAAGTGCAGACGGAGAATTGAGAAAGGTGGTGAGGCGGATACTGAGTGACATCCGTGTGGAGCTGGGCGATGAGTTCGACCAGAACTTTGAGCGGCAGGGCTTCTTCTCGGAGAAGTGGCAGCGGCGCAAGAGTCCGATACGTGGCGACGGTCACATCCTCGTGGCATCGGGCGACCTCCGCAAGAGCATCAGGAGCCGCAGCGACGAGAGCAGCATCACGTTCTACAGCGACCTAGCCTACGCAGGCATCCATAACGAGGGTGGCGAGATCAAGGTGACGGCAAGGATGAAGCGGTTCTTCCGCGCCAAGTTCTACGAAGCGATGGGAATGACCAAGAAGAACGGTAGCGGTAAACGCCGTGAACTTACCGATGGTGGTTTCTATGCGTGGACAGCTAAAATGAAGCTGAACGAGAAAGCGGAGTTTTGGCGCATGATGGCCCTGATGAAGGAAGGCAAGACGATAAAGATACCTCGCCGTCAGTTCCTGGGCATGGCACCCGAGGTGGAGACCGAGGTGAGGAAGATCATCGAGGACAACCTCACGCAATACTTCGAGCACGACTTTAACATCAATACAAAATGACAAGATTATGGACGCAAGATTAAGACTATATACAGACATCGTGATGGCGATGAGGAGCAAGGTGCCAGAGATCAAGACCTTCGACCTTTGGAACCGCCAAGTGGAGTTTATGCAGGAAGACACCGCCTTCGAGTGCCCCGCCCTGTTCATCGAGTTCGGGGCTATCCAGTGGGCGCAGAAATACAAGGAGACCTGCAAGGGGCTGGAGGGTCTGGGCGAGGTTCGCCTTCACCTTGTCACCGACTGGCACGCCCACGAGGATGGCGTGACGGCGATACAGCTCAGCGAGAAGATGTTCCAGGCACTGCTGGAGATGCCGAGCGTGGACGACTATCAGTTGGGCTTCCCCTCACAGACGCTCACCAACCACGACCACGAGGAGGTGATGGAGAGCATCGAGGTGATAGGCGCAAGGTACTGGAGGGACATCCCCTACTAAGACAAGAGTATTTTAATATTTCTATAGCTTTAATGGATTTTAGAGACATTAAGTTTGTTTATTTCAAGGACACCGCCCCATGGCGATGGGGATGGGTTCGATGGAGAAGGGGCTACGTCGTGATGACGCAGCCCCTTTGTTTTTGCTTGATGGTAAGATTGTAGTAAGGTTGCGCCCATGGGCGCTATGCCTTAGTACTCCTTGACGTTCTCGTCGCCGGAGTCGCTTCCACTGGAGGAAGAACCGCCGCCAGCCTGTGAGCCGCCGCTTCCGGTCTGCGAACCACTGCCGCCCTCGGAAGGCTTCTGCCCGGTGCTGCCGCTGTCGCCCTTGCCCTCGCTATCACCTGGGGCTGGGTCGGCTGGGTTGGCATCGCCTTGCGCCTTGGCTCTTCGGATGGCAGCACGCTGCTCGTCACGGTTGGCAACGATGTTGAACACGGCGTTCTCCTTCAAGTTCTCGAAGCTCTTGCCCGGTACCCACACCACGTTCACCTTCTCCACGCAGATGTCGGGGTTATACTTGCTGGCTGTCTCCGTGCCCTTGCCCTGCAGGGTGACGTAGAACTCGCCAAGCTTGCCCAGCTCCACCTTCTTTCCGGCGAGGAGCATTTCTCTGAGGCACTTCACCGCCTTGCCGAGGATGGCTTGCACGTCCTCAGCGTCATAGACGTTGTTGTGGTCACTGATGTGCTCGGAGAACTTCTCGAGCGTCATCTTCTCGGTGTACTGTGCCACACCGTAGGCTTTCTTTGGGTCGTCAGGCTTGGCTGGGTTGCCCATCATTGCAATACTGTAGTTGATCATTGCTTTGAATAATTAAGAATGAATAATTGGGCTTGCGCCCTTTGGGGATGTTCCGTCATCAAGGCGGTCGCTTCCCCCTTATAATTTTGTTGCAGTTTCGTCCCTACTAGGGGCGAGGCTCGGTCGGTACTAGGGGCTGAGCTTGGTCGGTACTAGGGGCGAGGCTCAGGCGCTACTAGGGGCTGAGAAACGATACAATATCGTGAGCGTTCATTCGTTATTGGTACATATAGAACTTAAAACATTTATTATTATGAAACGTTACTTATCAGATAGTACGCATAGCGATATGTGTCGTCAATTATTGGATATACGATCGGAGTTGGACCAGCAGCGACTATCACTAGTTCAGCACCTGACCACTTTAGATGCCATGTTACTCGGACTGCTGACTGTTTTCCACGATAAACTTCAAATCGTATTATTTCCTCCGTCTCTGACTTCAGCTGGTGTGATTTTATTATTTTTATCTCTGGTTCTTGGTATATACTATCTATGGATGTCTTATATATTGAACGAGAAAGTTTATCGTCAACTAGTTCGAGCAGGCCTAAAGGGGTCATCCCAGAATATCGGATCTGTAAAAGCCCCATTCGGGACAGTATTCTCTGCCAAAGCCTGCCCAATCTTCTTGTGCTTGGGTACTCTGCTCTTACTGGTAGGTGAATTTCAATGGTAGAGCACTTATTTTCTTTCATATTTCTTGCAGGTTTAAAATGTTTGTTGTATCTTTGCAGCGTGAGGGATGGGTTAACCTTAAGAGACCGGCTCTCATTCCAGTCAGGCTACCTTTAGCCTGGCTTTTTTATTTGCACGATTTTATCTTTCTGGCGGTAGTAGGGGCATTCAGTTCCTCCACCAACAGCCTCGCAGCCTCGGTTAGTTCCAACTTCTCTGCCGCCAACTTCTCCGCTGCCAACTTCTCTGCTGCCAACTTCTCCGCTGCCAACTTCTCTGCTGCCAACTTCTCTGCTGCCAACTTCTCTGCCGTCATACGCTCTGAAAGGAGGATGCTATTGCCGAACTCATCCCTGGTGGTAGCCTTGCTTACCACTGCCCCCCCCAGATTTGCTTACCTGAAACAGTACACCGGCACGGCTCATCGTGTGGAGCGTGGAGGCACGCAGCACGCAGTCGGGGAAGGATAGCTTGGGGAGCTGCTTCTTGGCTTGCTTCTGATTCTTGTCGTTCGCCTCCTTCACCATTCGGTGGAGTTCGGGGGCGGTGGTGCAGATGAGGTCGCCCAGCATGTTGGTGACGAAGGACGTGTTAACGTTAGCACCGTTCTCGTAGATGATGCCGCCATGTACTCCGATGTAGGTGCAGTTCTTGCGGATGGAGGTCATGGCTGGTGCGAAGAGCAGGAAGGAGATGCCACGGCTCACGTAGAAGTCGCAGATCTTGGCGAAGATGGAGAAAGGTGGGTTGTCGATCACCACGCAGTTCCCGGGGTAGTCGTAGTGCTCGAAGTCGCCACCGGGATAGAAGGGGCGCACCACTGGGCGGTCGCCCACTTCGAGGTGCTTTCGTGCCCATGCCAGCACGGCATCATATACCAATGGCGGTGTGTAACAGTCGTCCGTGGTCTTCTTTGGCTTGAATTTCTCCACGAAAGCATCGTAGTCTTGTATTTTCTTGCTCATTTTCTTGCAGGTTTAAAATGTTTGTTGTATCTTTGCAGCGTGCAAATGTCGAAGATACGGCGCGATAACTTCAAGCTTTCCTTTTGTACACCTTGGGTGGCTATTAGTCACCCTTTATTTTTTCCAGTTCTTTCTTGATCTTTTCTTTCGATGCCTTGATGTCATCAGTAAAGAAACCTTCATCAATAAGCACGGCTTTATTGCGATAGATGACGTAGCATTCCTTAATGATGCCAGATTTGAAATCTACATACCTGTTATTGATGCCAGAGGATAATCTGATGGAAGGGAACTTCTCAAAACGTTTAGGGTGCATATCCAAGTCGAGTACTACTACCTCGCAACCTTGCTTGATAGCTTTCTTGAAACCAGACGCTATCCCATTGGTCGATTCTATTCCTTTTCGATCTGCCACTTTCTCGTTAATAAGGTATTCAGGGTTCTTGACTCCATCCTCAAAGACATGCTTTCTTATCTGCACACTCATGTTAGGGAATGAGGATAAGAGGGCATGAGCCGCACGGGTATTCTCTTCCACCTCCGTCTTGTCTGCTAGGTTGCTTATCTTCAGACGTTCTCCAAATTGAGCATCTAGGGTGTAGCTTCCTCTACTTTGGCAGCTGTAAACACACCGACAGGCAGCGCAGAGTTGGTTATCTACGATTTCGTTTACCAGCCCTAGCTTTCCCTTTGCCACATCGCAGTCGGTGCAACGCTTGATGGTGTAGGGGTTGTAGTCGGGCATGGTCTTGCCCTGCTTGCCACTGTTGAAGCGGAAGATGCTCAGTTTCTCGCCGTTCAATACTTCCTCGCCACGGCTCATCGCCTCGTTATGGGGTGTCTCCTCATATTTGCCACGGCGCACCTGTACCACGGTGCAGCGGCAGTTCCAACCGTTTGGCGGGTAGTAGCTCTCCCAGAACGGGTCGCCCATCGGCAGGGTGATGCGGTCGAGGGCGGCGTGCTCCGGGCGCACCTTGTCATCATGGGCGGTGCGGTACTGCAAGAGGTAGCGGTCGCCATCCTCGCTGTACTGCTCCCACTTCGCCGCCATCTCTGCCGAGGCTTGCACGAAGTTGTACTCAGCGTGGAGGTAATTGGCGTTGTAGGTCTCGTCTATCTTGCGAACGTCGTTCAAAAAGCGTTCGAACGGCTTTCTATTGCCATCCTCATCAATCAATGATGGGAACGCCTCGTTCAGCTCGTGGAAGGTCTTGATGCCTGAGAAGATGTAGTTGGAGCGAGTAAGGCGCTCCCTCATCTTGTCGGTCATCCTCACTTGCTTGAAGGTGGAGTCGAGGATGCCGGCATGGGCGTTGATGAAGCTCTGCGCCTCGTCAGATGCCAGAATGTCGATGTCGAGCTGTGCGCCCCTCTGACCATAGAGGGCTTTCATCATCTTGTCGAACTTGTGGGTGAGGTTCTTGTACTCGCTCAGCTTCTTGTAGTCGTCGTTGGTTCCCTCCAAGGGTATGAGGTTGTCGCCCAGCCATCGTCTGTATCGTTGGTGCAGCCCCTTGTAGTCGTCGGGGCTTAGTCGAAAAAATTCTGCTGGTGGTCGTCTTTCTTGTCATCCCCTGATGGCTGCTGCATGCCGAATGGGTTGGCTTGCTGCAAGCGTTCGCCCACAGGCATGTTGTACTTGTCGGCGAAGTACTTGCCATCGACCTCGTAGCGGTCGCTGATCATCTTCTCGTACTCCATCTGCTGCTCCGGGGTGTAGTCTATCGACTTGTCCCAGGTGAAGTGCATGCCCTGCAGTGGGAAGCCATGTTGGATCATCCGGGGGATGAGCTGGTTGTTGATGGTGTTCGCCAATAGCTTGGCATCGCTCTCCACGATGTTCTGGAACACCTCCAGGTGGGTTTGGCTCTGCGAGAGGCTGCTGCCGTCCTCGATGGTCATGGTCTGACCGATGATGAGCTTCGATATTTCCGAGTTGGCTCTATCCACACGCTTGTCATACACATTGAAGGCATCGCTCTTGGCATTCTCCACCAGTTGCACGGTGGTACCCTCAGGCAGCACTGCGTAGCTGGCCAAGCCCATGCGCTTCATCATCTCCTCTATCTTGTCGGTCTCGCTCTGGCTGCGCGAGCTGGTGGTCGCCACACGGAGCGGGATGCCGAAGATCTCGCCAAACACGTCCCAGGCGGCGAGCACGTTCTTCTTCGGTATGGTGTGCTGCGCCGCCTTGAGGTAGAGTCCGAGGTCGTCGGGCTTGCCCACCTCCACCAGGTTGCCGAAGTATTCGGGGGCGTGGTAGTCGATGCCGGTGGTCCAGTCCTGCCCGAGGTCGGTGATGAAGCAGTGGTGCTCCGGTATGACGTACTTTCGGTCGATGAGGCGCATGCCGTCGTAGGCAAGGCAGCCGTCACCGTCGGTGGTGAGGTCGCCCATCTCGATGAGCGTGTGCCCCCAGTAGGGCGTGGAGAGCACCAGTCGGCAGAAGTCGTCAAACCACTCCTGCTGCAGGAAGTGCTTCAGCTCATCGTGGGGCGTGCCATCCTTGTCCTCGATGTTGAAGGAACGAGCGAGCACGAAGCCCATCCTCTGCCCGATGCACCCGGAGAGGTGTGCGTCGATGTCGGCATCACGGTAGATGTCGTAGAGCCACTGGCGGTTGGGGCTGTCCACGTCGATGGCTAGCTGCCACGCACGCCGCCACTTCATGATGTCGTCCTTGGTGAGTGCCTCTGTGGTGCGCTGCAGCTTGGCCAGGATGCTCTCCACCTTTCGGCGGTCACCCTTTCCGGCTAGCTGCACGTCGCCAAACACGGTGTGCCACACACGTGGCTCACCCTTGATGGCTCTTCTGAGGTCGTATATGCCATCTATGGCCTTGTTGAAAATTCCCATAGTCTTCTTTGCTTTAGAATGAATTGATGGTTGTGTGTGTTACCAGGAGTGGTTGTCGGGACCCTTGCCGAAGGCGAGCACGCCGCCCACTCCCGTGGCGTTGCCTTGTGCGTCGGTACTCCCAGGCAGGTCGGGCACGATCTTTCCGGCTTGCACGCCCTCCAGCCACTTGATGGCTCGCTCGTATCGTTCCTGTCTCGTCTCCATGCCCATGCGTCCGGAAGTGGATGCCGCCATGTTGTAGAGGGCGATGTCGGCGGTGTACATCACCAGCTGGCGGTTTCGGTCGCTCCCCTCGGCGGCGAATATCTTGCCGCAGTCGTATCGGGGTCGCAGGTACCCAGCCACCTCCTCGATGGCCTCGGCGATGGCGTTCTCCACGTTGTCGGGGTCGGCTTGTGTGATGACCTTCAGCGAGGCTTCGCTAGCCACCACCTTGAAATCTTCTGTGCTGATAAACATCTTTGTATGAATGATAAATGATAATGAATAAATGACAAATGGGCTGCGCCCTTGGGGGCTTACCACGTGTTCCGGGGCTTCTGTCGCTCACCGATGCGAGGCACGAAGGCTTCCAGCCTGCCCTGCTTCTGCAGGATGTAGATGGCTCCCTCGTCGGCATCGGGCGCATCGTCGTGGGCACGGCTGCCGTGCTCCAATGAGAGCGTCTGGTCGATGCCCACCTGCATGTCGTCGGTGTCCTTCAGCGCCTCGTTGTAGTACACCTGCCCACGCTCCCAGAACGGAGCCACGCTCTCGATGCGCTGCAGCTTGTCGGGCTTCTTGCGGTAGTCGGGCATGATGGGCAGCTGGTAGCCACGGATGTCGCCCTCCGCCTGAAACTCGTCGAGGGCGGTGTCCTGCATCAGGTTCGACTCCATGTAGAACTGGATGCTCGCCCCCTCTTCCAGCGACCGCTCATAGAGGTTGTACAGCCAGCGTACCATCTCGCCCGTGGTGGCCTGGCGCACGAAGCAGTCCACGAGGTGCAGCTCCCTGCCCATCGCTCCCCATAGGCGGCATGCCTTGTAGTCGTTGGAGGTGGTCGATTTCCACGAGGGGTCGGTGTAGCACACCAGCGACTCGTACTTCGAGAGCCTTGGCATCCGCTTGTATTGGATCCAGTTGTGTCGGAAGATGGTGCCGTCCTTGATCGGGTTGTGCATCATCTCCTTCTCCCAGTCACGGTAGCCCACGAACTCACGGTAGGCATCCACCTCCTCACGGGTCCACTTCTCCCTCCATGTGGGGTTGCCGTCCTTGTCGATGGCATACACCTTGCTGAGGAACACGCCCTTGGTGTGGGCGATGTTGTAGAGCACGGAGTTCTTGTCGATGAGGTTGCCCACCATGATGAAGCGACCACGACCCACGTCCAAGGCTCCGAAGAGTGCCGACTTCACCCAGTGGGTCAGCTCCCTCACTCGCTTCTCGTTCTTGCAAAGCTCATCATCGTCGAGGTCGTCGATGACGATGTAGTCGGGGCGTGCCTCACGGTCTCGGAGACCACGTGGCGACTGCCCACGACCACAGCCGAGGAACTTCACGCCGCACGCCGCCTTGAACTCGCCGTCGGTCCAGTCGCCCCCGGCAGGCTTCTGCTGCCCGAAGTCACGTATCAGTCGGTCGTTGTACTCCAGCTCCGCCTGCACGTCGGCCAGCAGTCGCTTGGCGGAATCCTCGCTCTTGCCCACCACGACCATGAAGTTGATGAGCCGCTGCGGCTGAAACATGAGCCACAGGGGCAGGAACACATCCATGTGGGTGCTCTTGGCATGGCCACGTGGCCACATGAACACCGCCTTCAGGTTGGGGGTGGAGCGCACCTTGCGTGCCGCCTGGTTGTGGAAGGGGGCGTTGTGGATGGTCTTCAGCACCTTGCCCGTGGTCTTGTCCTTGAGCTGCAGGTAATGGGGGAAGTAGTACTCGCAGAAGGCGGCGTAGTTCTGCTGCAGTCGCCTGATGCGTGCCTCCTTCTCCGCCTTGCCCTCGGGGCGCATGATGCTGGTGTCGGTCATGGAGTGTATCTCCTTGCAGAGTTCCCTCCACTTCTCGTAGGCTTTCCTAGCCTCTGCACTTACTGCCATAGATTAAATGATAAATAACAAATGATAAATAATAAATGGGGCTTGCGCCTTAGAGGTCGCACGAGAACCCGTTGTTCATCTTCTCGGAGATGAAGAGGTCCTGGTAGTAGTTGAATGTCTTCAGCAGCTCCGGCGTGATGTTGGGGTCGCTCTGCGCCCTGAACTTCATCCACTTGGAGAACGCCATGAACACCTCGATGGCATCCACCACGTTCGCCTTCTTGTCGAGTTTCTCGATCACAGCCGCCATCTTGGCGAGCTTGTCGCCGAGTCCCGCCATCTTCTCCGGGTCCTCGCTCTCGTTCACTTGGCTCACGAGTGCGTCGATCGAGAGGAGGAGCTTGTTCACGATCTCCGGTCGTGTCACGGTCTTGGCGGCACGCTGCTCCTTCCATCCCCCCTTGGTTGCCCAGTTGGACACGGTCACACGGCTCACCTCTATCTGCTCGGCTATCTCTGCCTGTTCCTTGCCTGCCATATACAATGTATGGGCGAGGTCCTTCTTACGTTCTAGTTCTGCTTTTGTCATAATGTGTGAATATTAAAAATGTAGTGCAAAGGTGCGATTATTTGGGCAGTCTGCCAAAAAAGTGTGCAATGGTTGCAGAGATGTGCGCAACCATTGCACACTTTTTTGGAGGAATGGTGGAAAGTTAGTAATATTGCACCGTCATTCCGAGTGATGAGCGAGGAGTGAGGAGTGAAGAATCAAAATGTAATACCGTATAAAATATGGGAAAGAAAGTAAGAATCAGCGACGAGAGCGTGAACTGCTACGGCACACGCATCCTCACCAGCGGCATCGACCTCACCCAGTACCAGCGCAACCCGGTCTTGCTCTACATGCACGAGCGAGGCAAGGTGGTGGGACTGGTGAAGAACCTGGAGGTGAGGGACGGCGAGCTGTTGGGTGAGCTCTGCTTCGACAAGGCATCGCCCCTGAGCGTGCAGCTGGAGAAGCAGTACCAGTTTGGCAGCCTCCGCATGGTGAGCGCCAACTTCCGCATCCTGGAGACCAGCGGCGACAAGCAACTGGTGAAGGAGGGTCAGACCTTCGAGACCGTGACACGGTGCGAGCTGTTTGAGGTGAGCGCAGTGGATATTGGCGGCAACGACAACGCCATGGTGCTCTCCGACCAGAGCGGACAGGAAATATCCCTGGCAGGGGGCAAGGACGGCAAGCCGCTCCTGCCGCTATTGAATAACGCAAGTAATAACCCTTTAAAGAAGAATGAAATGGAATTGAAACAGATCGCCCTGGCAATGGGGCTAGCGGAGACAGCCACGGAGGCTGAGGTGACCGCAAAGATGAAGGAGTTGAAGTTGCAAGCCGGCAAGGTGGGCGAACTTCAGAAGAAGGTGGACTCTCTCGTGGAGGAGCAGCTCGAAGCCAAGAAGAAAGCCGACGAGATGAAACTCGCCAGCGTGACCGCCGCAGTGGAGAACGCCATCAAGGAGAAGCGACTTGATGCCAGCATGAAGGATCACTTCGTGGAGCTTGGCAAGAAGGTGGGTCTCGACTCCCTGAAGCTCACCCTAGGAGCCATGCGACCACAGGGCAAGGTGAGCACCGTGGTGAACCGTGGCAAGGACGGACGACTCTCACGTGTGGAGGTTGGCTCATACAAGAAGCTCAGCGAGGTGCCTGCGGACGAACTCCTCGAACTCCGCGACAACAACCGGGAGGAATATATCGCCCTCTACAAGGCTGAGTTCGGATTTGAGCCAGACTTCGACTAACGTCCCATGGCGCAGCATCAATCAACAACACATCATCATCATTTTTTAAGAAACATAGTGACACATGAAACGAATCATTTCTCTTTTTAGCGCACTCCTGTTCAACTGCATCATGGGTGCGGTAATCTCCGCCGCAATGGGCTACGACCCCATGGCGGGCGCAGTGGTGGCCAACCTCACAGTGATAGCCCTCGGGGGCTTCATGCCCAAGGGCGCAGCCTGCGAGGGCGTGCTGAAGGAACTCTGGACGGGCTACCTCGTGAAGCAGCTGGAGCGTGCCGAGAAAGCCACCTTCCTCGATGGCATCCCCGACAACTCCAGCATCGTGGACAACGATGTGATCCACCTGGTCGATGTGGGCGGCGACCCTGACGTGCTCATCAACAACACGACCTATCCACTGGCGGTGCAGGAACTGACAGATGGCGACATCGCCATCAAGCTCGACAAGTTCCAGACCAAGCCTACCCCTATCACCGACGATGAGCTTTACGCCGTCTCCTACGACAAGATCAGCCGTGTGAAGGATGCCCATGCGAGAGCCATCAACGTGGCCAAGTTCTCGAAGTCGGCGCACGCCCTCACCCCTAACGAGAACACCGCCTCCACCCCTGTGCTCGGCACATCGGGTGAGACCGACAAGGAGACCGGTCGCGTGAAGCTCTGCATGAACGACGTCATCCGCCTGAAGAAGGCGCTCGACAAGTTGAACGTGCCTGTGGAGGGTCGCCGCCTCGTGCTCTGCAACGACCACGTGAACGACCTCCTGGAGACTGACCAGGTGTTCAAGGAGCAGTACAACATCAACCGCACCGACGGTACCGTGGGTCGCCAGTATGGCTTCGACATCTACGAGTATGCCGAGAACCCTGTGTTCACCACAGCCGGCAAGAAGAAGGCGGTGTCGTCAGCCGCAGCCGCCAACGAGTACCAAGGCTCCTTCGCCTTCTACACCGGTCGTGTGTTCAAGGCCACGGGTAGCACCAAGATGTACTACAGCCCAGCCAACAACGACCCATTGCACCAGCGCAACCTCATCGACTATCGCCACTACTTCATCGTGTTGCCTCAGAAGATGGACGCTTGCGCCGCCATCTACAGCAAGTACAATGCCGCGGGCAAGGTATAATCACCCTATCAAGCATCAAGGCTATGGCTAGGATGAAATATCTGGTGCTCCACTGCACCGCCACGCCAGAGGGAAGGGAGGTGAGTGCCGCCGACATCAGGCACTGGCACTGCGACCCTCCCTCGAAGGGCGGCAGGGGATGGAGGCAGGTGGGCTACACCGACCTCTTTCACCTCGACGGCAAGGTGGAGCGACTGGTGAGGAACAACGAGGATGCCGAGGTCGATCCATGGGAGATCACCAACGGTGCGGCAGGCTTCAACGCCATCAGCCGGCACATCGTGTACGCCGGAGGACTCGCCGACGACGGCAAGACCGCCAAGGACACCCGAACCCAGGCACAGCTGAAGGCGATGACCGAGTACGTGAGGGAGTTCCACCGACGGTTTCCACAGATACGCATCGTGGGGCACAACGAGCTGAACCACGGCAAGGCGTGCCCATCGTTCGACGTGCAGAAGTGGCTCCAATCAATAGGCATCAGGCAGGTATAGGGACTGTATTTTCAGGATAACATTTTGAGAAAGTTGCATAATCACTCATAATTAGTTAATTGGTTTAAGGTTTGAAAGGCGATGACAGACATCATCATGAACATACTGCAGTGGGCTATCCCATCGGGCGGCATAGGTGCTGCCATCGCCTGGATAGCCAACCGAAAGGTAAAGGCGGCGGAGCAGGCCAAGCAGGTACACGACACCTACAAGTCGATGTACGAGGATGTGAGCCGTGAGTTGTTGAACTTACAAAGGAAAGTGGATGAAAGCACAAGGGAAAACGCAAGCGCCATCGAGGAACTCAACCGTGAGAACACTCGCACACGCAATGCGCTCAATCGGCTCAGCCGTGCCATCGAGGCGATACAGCTTTGCCCTCATCGTGCTACTTGCCCTGTCAGCGGTGAGCTGCAGAACGGCGAGGAAGGCACAGGACGAGACGATGAGCCAGGCTCGAACAGAGCTAAGTCTAGACAGCAGCGCAAGCAGAAGGCAGGCAAGCGAGACGCTGACGGCGGAAAGCCTGGCGACCATGGAGACGTGGGAGCAGGCGTGGATGCTGCTGCCCCTCGACAGTAGCGGGGGCGGTGGAATCATCGTCAGGGGCAAGGGAGAGAGAAGGCTGCTGGTGGGCGCACGCTCCACACGGAGCACCATCGGAACCGACTCTTCCAACGTGGTTCGGACGGCATCCGAACGGCATTCTAACGAGAGCAAGACGGAGGTGAGGAAGCCTCCAGACGGGCTGACGGAACTGGCAGGCAAGGTGGCGTTCGTCATCATAGCCTTCGGAGTGAGCTATCTAGTAATAACGTATAAAAAGCAATAAGAAAATGGCAATGGAAAATATTTTGGACGGCACCGACCTCATCCTCAGCGTGAACGGCGGTGCACTGGCATTCTCCACGGGATGCAAGATCACCACCTCGACCGAGACCGGCGAGCGTGTGACAAAGGAGGCAGCGGCAGGCAAGTGGAAGGAGAAGTACGTGAAGAGCTTCTCGGAGAGCATCAGCGCCGACGGCGTGGTGTGCGTGGACGCAGCCAAGGACGCTCCTACCTACGACACGCTGAAGGACCTGCAGATAGCGGGCACGGCAGTGGACGTTACCTACAACGTGCGCGAGCCAGGCAAGCGCACCGGCAAGACGGCTGGCGGCTACAAGGGCAAGTTCATCATCACCTCGCTCGACCTCGACGGTCAGGCAGGCGACGATGCCAAGTACTCCATCCAGCTCGAGAACTGCGGCAAGGTGGAGAAGCTGACCACCGGCTTGCAGGACGGCACGGTGACGCAGAGCGCATCGAGCCAGCAGGCAGTGAGCAAGTAACAGGGTTTTATTGTAAGCCATAATTATAGATAAGATGAGAAAGATCATGATCGAGGTGGGCAGCAAGGCATATCCTTGTTGCCTCACCATGGGGGCGATGCTCCTCTTCAAGCGCAACACGGGCAAGGACGTGAGCCAGATGGATGCCTCGGACATCGAGGACCTGCTGATGCTGATGTGGTGCTGCATCGTGTGCGCCTGCAAGGCAGACGGCGTGGAGTTCACGATGGACTTCGAGACGTTCACCTGCCACATCACGCCACAGGACGTGAACCGATGGAACGAGGTGATGAATGCCGCTGGCGATGAAAAAAAAAGCGAGCCGGAACCCTAGGTTCTGACTCTGACGAGAGCCAGGAGCCGCCCACCGTGGAGAGGCTGCTGGGCATAGCGATGGGGTGCATGGGGATGAGTATGGATGACTTTTGCCGATGCACCCCCTCTGAGTTCAATGAGGCCTACGAGGCGTGGGGCGAGTGCCAGGAAAGGCTGGAGCGTGGTGCGTGGGAGAGGATGAGGATGCAGTGCCTCTGCTCCCTCCAGCCCTACTCGAGCAAGAAGCTCAGGGCTGAGGACCTGATGCGGTTCCCTTGGGAAGAGGAGCAAAAAAAATCCCCTTGCCAAGAGGTGCAAGAGGAACTGAGCCACGAGGAAGTCATGGCAAGGTACAGGAAGGCGGCGAAGAGAGCCGGGCTATTGGCACTTTCCGTTGATTCTTTCGACCAGGCAGAAGAATGTTAGAACTAGAAATATGAAAGATAGACCGCAAAGAACTAGAAATGCAACAATTGCAGTTTGTCGTTGTTCACCATGCAGTGGTAAATAGACAACTTGGCATGATACGATGGCACATACGAAAGACAATATCCCCATTGTCCTAGTGGCTCCTTTTGGAAGCCAGCTACGCTTCTGTCTTTTCTTTATAACAACTTCTACTTTCATATTCTCAGTTCATTGCTAAACACGCTGCAAATATAATATAAATAATCGAACTATCCAAATAAATCTAGATAAATATGCCAAAAGAAGTTAGTTTCGTCATCAAACTCGATGATAAGGGAACCTTCAAAAAGGTGACTGTAGATGCCGAAGAGCTAGGCAGAGCCGTGCGAAGCGTGCAGGATGAGTCGGAAAAGGCGAAGCGTGCCGTGCTTACATGGTCGGAAGCATCGCAAGCCATAGGAGTGTTGCAAGACACAATAGGAGAACTACAGGGAGTCGTTTCTGACTTAACTAGTGCCTATCAAGTACAGCTTGTGGCTGAGACACAGCTGCAGACCATCATGCGCCAACGTATGGGGGCTACTGACGCAGAAATCCAAAGTGTGAAGGATCTCTGCTCTGCCCAGCAGGAACTGGGTGTTATCGGTGACGAGGTGCAATTGAGTGGCGCACAACAGATGGCGACGTTCTTGCAAAACAAGCAGAGCTTGGATGTGCTCATCCCAGCCATGAACAACCTCGTAGCTCAGCAGAATGGTCTCAATGCCACCAACCAAGATGCGGTGAGTATCGGCAATATGATGGGAAAGGCAATGCAAGGACAGGTGGAGGTTTTGCAGCGAGTGGGAATCACTTTTACCGATGCTCAAAAGCAAGTATTGCAATTTGGTAATGAGAGCGAGCGTGCCGCCATGCTCGCTCAAGTCATCACCGACAATGTGGGCAACATGAATGCAGAACTTGCCAAGACTGATGCTGGAAAATGGAAGCAAACAAGCAATTGGCTAGGAGATATAAAAGAGAAGTTGGGGGAAATGGTGCAAGGTATAGCACCAGCCATAACTATGTTATCTCAACTTACGATAGCAGGAACTGGGGTTGCAAAGCTCTCGACATCTATTTACGCATCAGTGAAAGCTGTTTACACACTTACAACCTCTACACAGATTTTGAGCCAAACGAAGACTGCCGCTATTGCCATATCGAGGGTACTTTCCGCATGTTATCATGGAGAAACCATTGGAGCTACTACGGCGGCGGTAGCCACTAGAGCATTGGGGGTTGCTGTTAAAAGTTTACTAGTATCTACTGGTGTAGGACTTGCTGTTGTTGCCTTAGGAGAAGCCATATCTTATCTCACATCTTCGAGTGATGATGCCACAAATAGTGTCGGCAAGCTCTCAGAGGCGGAGGAGCAAGCCAAGGCTGCCCATCAGCAAACCGCCCAACAGATAGCATCGGTACGCAGCGAGATGGACTTGAACATCGCCAAGCTGAAAGACTTCAAGGGCAACAAGGAGCAAGAGAAATCCCTTGTGCAACAGATGAACTCGAAATACGGCGAGGCGATGGGCTATTACTCAACCGTAGCACAATGGTACACCGCATTAACCTCCAACTCAAAGGCGTACTGCAACCAGATGATCAACGAGATAAGGTTGCGGCAACTCGCCAACCAGGCGGCAAACCTCAAGCAGCAACAGCGCGATATCAAATACAATGCAGATGGAACTATAAAGAAATACAGCAAAGCGAATAAAACGAAACCCGTGACCCATGTGTCGGGAAGTGACCCTAACAACCCAAGCGTCACTACCGAAACCGTAGAGATAAAGGGAACCAGTCAGCTAGACAAGGCAAACCGTAAGCTAACCTCCTTATATCGCCAAGAACAGAATGTTCGCAAAGAGATGCAGAAGATAGTGGCGGAGAATAACAAAATATCTTTCACGCATACAGCTGGATATAGTGTCACCATGCCCGGAACTTCATCTAGTGGAGGAAAGAAAGGCGGCATAACCTCTCCTACCAAGACCTCCACAATCAAGACCGACAACACCCCCAAGACCCATATCGAGAAGCTGCAGGACCAACTGAAAAAGGCACAGAATGAACTGGGCAACGCCACCACCATCGACGCAAAGATCAAGGCGGATGCCAAGGTGAAGGACATACAGGGCGAGATAGACGAGGCCACCAAGGGAAAGGTGACCATCGGGGCGCAGGTTGATTCCTCCTACATCGTGCAAGGCAGTGACGCTGACAAGCGGCTGAGCCGAAACAACGCACAGCAGCGCATCGACCGTATCAAACAAGACTATGACATCGGCATCGTCACCGATAAGACCGATGCACAACGAGACATTGATGACATCAACAAGCAACTCACTGAAATGGGGCTGAAACCCATCGAGGTACACTGGGAGACCCACACAGAGGAACTGCAACGCCAGTTGCAAGACGCTCAGAGGGAGTTCGACAACGCCACCACCATCGAGGCGAAGCTGAAGGCAAGTGCCAAGCTAGCCGACCTGCAGGCGCAGATAAACACAGAGACCAAGGGCAGGCTCACCATCGCCGCCGACGTGGACCCCTCCTACATCGAGCAAGGGAGCATCGCCGACAAGCGACAGAGCTACTCCAACGCACAGACCAAGGCGAGCCGCATACAACAGGACTTCGAGATAGGCATCATCGGAAAGGATGAGGCGGAGAAACAGATAGAGGACCTCAACAATCAGCTCTCCAAGTTGGGCAAGAGCGTGAAGCCCATCAAGCTCGACATCAACTCCAAGGACATCGCCAAGATACAATCACTCTTCAACATCGACGTGACCAACTTCGAGAGCGTGAAAGGTGTTTTCACTAGCATCCAAGGTATTGTGGACCCCACTGCCAAGGGCCTCGCCGCAGCGGGTGCCAGCTGCGAGATGCTGGGCAGTGCGATGCAGCAGCTGGGCAGCGACTCGGCGGCAGGCAAGGCTGGAATGATCATGGCTGCCATCGGGCAAATCGTGCTCTCCTTCGCACAAGCCCTCAGCTCCTGCAAAACTTGGGTGGACTGGCTCGCCTTCGGCATATCGGGTACCGCACAGATGATCTCGCTCATCGCCACCGTGAGCAAGTTTGCCACCGGTGGTATCGTGGGCGGCAACCAGAAGAGCGGCGACAACGTGCTGGTGCGTGTCAACTCTGGCGAGATGATACTCAACGCCGCACAGCAAGCACGCCTCTTCGCCATCGCCGACGGCACAGCCGCCTATGGCGCATCCGCACAGATAGCCGCCAACTTCGCACAGGGCGTGGCACTGCCATCGGTGAGCGTGCAGACCGACCGACTGCAGGGCATCATGGCAAACGGCGGTGGCAAACAGCCGCAAGCCGTGGAATGGCGACTCAGGGGCAGGGACATCGTGGCATCCATCGCCAACGAGACTCGCTCCAACCGCAAGCGAAGCAACATCAGAATCAAATAACAAAAGATAAATCGCTATGTACATTCATGGATCATTCTACAACAAGCAGGACGAGAAGGTGACCGTGCTGATCGTGACCAAGGACGACCGCACCACCGAGAAGGAAATCGGCAAGGAGGAGGACGGACTGTTCTTCTCCGACGACCCCGTGGAAATCACCTCCCAGGTGAACGACACCCTCGACGTGCTGCTCTGCTACCAGGCGAGCATCCGGCTGCTCTGCCGTGACTACGTGCCCGACTTCTTCTGCAACTCCTGCAGGGAGGCGGTGGTCAACATCCTCGTGGATGATAAATGCTACTTCGCCGGCTTCATCGAGCCGCAAGCTTTCTCGCAAGATTACAACGAGGAACTGGACGAAATCGAGCTGACCTGCATCGACTGCCTCTCCGCGCTACAATACTCCAACTACCGCAACATCGGCACCGCAGGCACCACCTACACAGGGGTGAAGGCAAACGCCGACCAGCGCTCATTCCTCGACATCATCAAGGAGATACTCGGCGGCGTGAGCCAAGCACTCTGCATCAGCGAGGACAAGACATGCGGCATCTATGTTGACAAGTCCATCACCGCCTGCAACAATAGCAGCCTAAACATCTGGGGTGTATTGAGAAAAATCAACATCTCGGAGCTGCTGTTCCTGGGCGAAGAGGAGGATGACGTATGGACACAAGAGGACGTGCTGACGGAAATGCTGAAATACCTCAACCTGCACATCGTACAGGAGGGCACGGACTTCTACATCTTCAACTGGGATTACTACAGAAGATTTAAAAACTCCTTCCTTTACTTCTACGAAATAGCGGGAAGCACTCCCAAAACTTTTACCTATAAAAAAGCCATCGCCACCATCACCAACTCGCTTGTGTCGGACTGCGACACGCAGTTGAGCATCACGGAGACATACAACCAGGTATTGCTCACCGACAACGTGACCGAGGTGGAGAACGTGATAGAGAGTCCGCTTGACAGCGACTCGCTCATCGTGGCAGGAAACTACCAGAAATACATGACGGAATACATCATGGAGACCAAGGGAAGCATCTCGGCCACCACGCGATATGTTGACTTCCTCCTGAATGACAAGCCTACGAGAGAGGAAACCACCATGGTGGACTGGTTCTGCTGGCCAAAGAACGTGAGAAACTGGAAATTTTACGGAGATGGCGACCACACCACCGACATCTACTCCAAGTATCCAGCCGATGGAACCAAGCAGGAAGACATTCTCAACAAGGGACTGACTGCTGGTGTCGGTGCTTGCGTGTGCGCCTTTGGTAAGATCGAGAAAAAGAACAACGACGCACAGATAGTGACAACGGTCAGCATGGACGACTACCTGGTGATCTCCACGATGGGAAAGGATGGAACACGACCCACCGACACAACCCTCCTGGCGGATTGCCCCGTGGCTGAGTACGTGGGCAACAAGAGTGGAGGCACCTTTAGCCCTGCCGATGAGGACACCGTCAACTATATCGTGATCAGCGGAAAGGTGGCGCTCAGCCCCGTAATGCCACACTCTGGCTGCTATATCGAGGAACTGAAATGGGCGGCGAACTTGCGTGATGACAAATACATAGGCGTTGCGCCAAAGACTGTGACTAAGCGAGACGGACAGGAAATCTTCTATACACGCAAGTACTGGAAGGCGACGAAATGGAATGACGAGCCTTCTGCCGACGACGAGACCAACGCCCTGGACTATCACAACCTCTTCTATCCATACACCGACACCAGTCAGCAGAGCTACGAATATAAGTACAGTGCCGTGGGCGCAGAGACCGACACCATCAAGAAACTGGGTCTCGTGGCATGCATGCTCATCATCGGCGACAAGTGCGTGGTGGAGAAACAGAAGGGCGAGGACCTGGGCACGGGCGTGCCGGGTACTGGCGAGGGCGAGTGCGAGGACTACGTGTGGATGAAATACAAGGAGCGGAGCGAGTGCCAGAGCGATGATGAGTACTACCAGCAAAGCTTTACCATCGGCATTGACCCGAAGCTGGGCGACAAGATATTGGGCACGGAGTTCGACATACAGAAGAACGCACCCTACACCAAGGGTATCACGGCGGAAGGCACCGCCATCCCCATCAAGATGGGAGACCATGTGAGCGGCAAGGTGCAATTCAAGATCCTCGGACCTGTCAACGCCGAGTGGAACAACATCACACGCCGACATCCCACTTTCTTCCGCCATACCAAGTGGTATCAGGACAGCGTGCTGCTCCTGCAGAAGACCAACGCCATCTTCATGAAGGACTTCAAGGTGGAGGTGGTGAGCGACAACGGCAAGATGGGAGCCGTGAGCGATGAAAGCGACATTGTGTATATGAGCGACACGCAGGAAGACTTCGTCAACAAGAAGGACGACCTGGAGTTCAAAATCACCACCGCCCTCACCTCTGAGGAGTGCAAGCGGATGGGTGTCAACAACGCCGTGAAGCTATCCTCGCCACTCTTCGACAAAAGTGCCCTGGTGAGCATCAGGAGCGGTTCGACCAGCTTGGCCAGCAAAGGAAAGCCAGAGGAGTTGTACGTGGACGCTGTCTGGAGAGAGTGGCACAAGCCGAGAATCATCTTGGAGCAGGGATTCCTCCGTGGGGCGGACGTGAAAGTGTTCGGAAAATACACCATGCCGAGCCTCGGCAAGGACTTCATCGTGCAAGGCGTGGACCGGAACCTCGCCGACGGCACCGCAAGAGTGACGCTGAAGGAGGTGTCCTGATGGCATTCCAACGGCTTTATAATGATATTCAAATGGCATAACAACAATATTATAAATAAGATATTACGATGATCGACATCAAGAGTTTTTCAAAGCCCAAGAAATCGGGCAACGGTTCGGGCGGCGGTTCGTCATCCGTCACCTACATATCGGGCATCGCCTCGGAGGCTGACCACGCCACACGTGCCGACAAGGCAAAGAAGGCAGAGGTCGCCGAGCAAGCCAACGTGGCTAACCGTGCCACCTCTGCACAGACCGCCAGCTATGCCTCGAAGGCTGGAGAAGTGGACATCGAGAGCGAAACCCTGCAGAAGTTCTTCCGAAAGGATGATCCGGCAGAGGGAGAGGAAAACGTGGCGGAGGAAGTGCGCCGCAAGGTGGACTTCAAGAAAGCTGCCACCTTCGAGGAGGCGGCGGACATGCTCAAGAAATTCACCGCCCATGAGCTTGCCGCCTTCCTGAAGGGATTCACCATCGCTGGCCAATTTGGGATAGATGAGTACGGCGATATGATACTGAACACCATCAAGTCGCTGGAGTACAACAACGCTGCCGAGCAAGGCTTCTCCATCGAGAAGGAAGACCCCAACAGGGACGAGTACCACCAGTACATCACCAACCTCACCGTGTGGGGCAAGATGACGATGAACGAGCTGGAGGTGATGAAGCGCACCTATGCAGGCGGCACGATCTACCTCTCGCCTGCCGGCGGAAAGATAGCCAAGGTGGTGCCCGTCTCATCATGGGATGATGACGAGAGTGAGTGGCATGAAACATCGGAGGACATGTGCGTGGGTTGGAAGTGCTATCTCCTGGCAGACGATGGCACCGCCGCCACGGAGAACCTATGGCGAGAGGGCGACCAAGTGCGCTGCCAGACCATGGGCAGGATAGCCGCTGGCGGTATAGGGCAAGGCTCCGCCGCCAACAAGAGCTATTGGCGCACCATCCTGAAGCATGGCGTGTCACAGCAGAACGAGAAAATCTACGACCACAAGATGGACCACGAGCTCTTCGGCGGTCAGCGTTTCGCCTGGATCGTCATCGGCAAGCACTCCGTGCAGCTGGATGAATACGCCGAGGAGAATGCGCCTGCCGAGACCAGGGACATCCCAGAGGAGGGCGACGTGATCGTGCTCGACGGTAGCAGAACAGACCCCGACCGACAGAACGTGCTCCTGCTGGAGAGCCATGGCTCATATGCCCCCAGACTGGTGGGCTACCATGGCATCGACAGCTATTCGCACGCTAACAAGGACGTGTGCGATGTATCCCCGAAAGGCGTTCAGGTCCGCTCGGAGTACTTCAAGTTGCTGGCGCAAGGCAGCAACACATCGACGGTGGAAATCCCCAACTTCAGAGGAGCGTGGAACGCAGCCACCCAATACTATAAGAACGACCAGGTGAGCCACAACAACGCCATCTGGACGTGCTTGTCGGCAAATAACGGCACAGAGCCTACGGATGGCAGTCGGTATTGGCGCAAGGAAGTATATGGAATGAAAGGAGACAAGGGAAATCCCGGAGCCGACGGCACAGATGGAATAGACGGAACCAACGGCGAGGATGCAATATCCATCATAGTGGAGGATGCCCCTCTCATCTTCGATACTGGCAGTAATGGCATCGTGCCCAGCAACATCGCTAAGTCTGCAAAGGTAAAGGTGATGAAAGGAAACGTCAACGTAACGAATGCAATTACTGCAGCATCATCAAATGATGAAATTTCGGTAAACTGTAAGTCGGGTGTGACGATGAGAACAGACTCCAGTGACCCGTTTCTTAATGTTGATATCTCTGGTAAAAATATAGGCACGACGTGGTTGGATGAGAATGATCATTCAAAAGGCGTTGTTTCCGTTACTTCCGGCTATGCCACAGGATCGTTTGCCTATAACAACAAAGCATACAAGTTCCATGTTCCCTTCGAGGTGAACGTCTCGAAGTTCACTGGTCAACTCATTCTCACCACCGATAAGTTCTCCACCGAGATGTCGAAACTCAGCGGCAAGCACAACACGCTATCGGACAACTACGACCGCCTCGCCGCCGACCTCAAGACCTCCTCACCTTCCATCCTCACCAACTACACCTCGCAGATAGAGCAGACCGCCCGCCAGATCTCCCTCACCGTGAGCGAGAAGGCGATGGGCAGAAGGAACATGCTGCCAGGAAGTGCTTTTAGAAAGGGTGATGATGGTTTTGAGATGAGTATCTACGGAGATTTCGACGGTAGCACATACACAAAAGGTTATCGTGGAAATCAAGGAATCTTCATGAATGGCGGTGTTAGCGGTTCTAACTTTTTTCGAGTCAAGTCATACTATGATGGCTCGGAACAGCAATATGCTGGTCTTTTTTGGCGAGGAGGCGGTGCGTCTAAAAACATCAAGGTGCAAGCCAACAAGAAATACGCCTTGTCCTGTTGGGTAAAGTGCGACCGAACGGACGTGACCATTTCGCTCGAAACCATCTATAAAGCATCCGAGACTACCACGACAAGACAAGGAAGACCATCTACTACGACAAACAACTTCCAAGTCAGTAAGGCTAATACTTGGCAACTCATATCTTGCATCGTAACTACAGATGGAAGTTTCAATTATGTGGAGGTCAATTTTTGGGTATCACATAAGATAAACGGAGTAACCGCCACTGCCTGTTTCTGTCATCCGATGTTTGAGGAAGCCGAAGAGTACAACGGCTGGACGCTATCCGAATTGGATTATGACTATATTGGAGGCAACTTGATAGATAACTCTCGTACTTTTGCAAGTGGTGGTAATTGCAAAGTACATACAAAATACGGCTCTGTTATCGCAAATGGTTATAACAGCGAATCGTCCGTGTTTAAGGCGAGGATGGAAGCCTTGGCAGGTTCGGTGCCATCCAAGTATTCTTTGCCATCATCCGCATCGAGCGGAACGAGATACGCACTTGATAGTGATTGGTCGGTATGGCAGTATAACGGAAATTCATTGTCCGATGATAGCCACTATAACGGATGGCAGAAGACAAACGAATCCTTGCATCAAGATATAATGTTGGTTAATCTGAATCTCGAACTGAATAAGGACTACATTATCTCTTGGTACGCAAAATGCGAAGGAAAGGGTTTGTTTGGTGCTTATGCCGCAGGCGTAGGGAAGACCGTGTACAGCGAGTACAGTGATGGTGGCATAGACCAATCTACCTACGGAGAGAATATTTTCTTTTTGACAACACAATGGAAGCGGTTTTGGATGCACGTAAAACTGATAAAAGGTTCTTGTTCCGTTATCTGTTTCCGACAATACCGAGGAGACTGGTCATCGGGAAGTTCAGATCGG